GATTAGCAGATATGACCTTAACAAGAACATAAAACATGAATTAAAATATGTGCATTATGCGGATGCTGTTAAGAAGTATTTACTAGGTTTTTCTAATAAGTCAGCAGTTAACTATATGAGGTATATAAAATCTGTATTAAAATATGCAGATGAGAGTGGTATTAAGTGTTCTTATAAGCACTTTAACATGGTGGAATTGGACAACCCTGTCAAGACAATTCCTACCAACATATATAAAAAACTAAACAAGTTGGCTTTAGACGAAGCAAAAGACAACGATGGCGCGTTGCTTTATTTGTTATTAAGTATAACGGGAGCAAGGATAAAAGACATAGAGGGAATAACTAACGATAATTTTACTACGAGTTCTATACACTATTGCCCTAGCAAAACTAATAGTGCGTGTATAACTGTGCCTATAAGTAGAACAGTATCAAGGCTTTTAACAAAAAAAATAGAAGAAAACAAAAAAGATTCTTTGATGAGTAAAGAACAATCTAAAAAAGTTTTTCCTAGACATGATAGAAACTCTTTGTATTATGTTTTTAAGAAATGGATAAATAGTCTAAATATCAAAGGCGAGGTAGTTAAAGATAAAGTTTCCGCAGATGGAACAAGGTCGCATGAGGTTATAGACATTAAAGATTTTATTAGACCACATAAAGTACGTAGCACTTTTATATCTGAAATGCTTATGAATGGTGTAGATGAGGCTACAGTTAAATCTTTTAGCGGTCATTCTAAAAATAGCGTTGCATTTAATTCATATGTAGCAGTCAATGAAAAGCATAGGCGACAGAAACATGCTGATTTCATGAAAAAAATTTTTTAATTTGAATTTTTTTTGCTTTCTTTGTGTAGATAGTCTTAGACTATTAGTATTCATAATACTTGGTTTATTTTAAATAGATACAAAATGTGGGGAAATTCTGTTAACGTAGGTTTGTTTGGAAGCACAGTTAATGGCTTTTCTTCGCATTTTGTTCATTACCCAAACAAAAAACAAGAAGATTACTTGAAAGACAAACTTGGAGAAAAGTATGAGAAAGTTTATAAAAAATAATTTTTTACTAATATTATTAGTATCTTTATTAGTAGGGATAGTAGAGGCTCTGTTTAAAATCTTAAATGAGAGCAAAACAAAAATTTCATACGATAAGAGTAAAGAACTGGAACGTAAATCTGGACATAGACAAAATGTCCAACAGAACAAGTCTAGCAAGTTTCTCTTCGTTTAAACTATACATGAAGAAAAACTATCCAGAAATAATAGAAAAACACAGGCTTAAATCTAAGCTGATAAAATCAAAAGGTAAATTAAAAATACTAAAAATTGTAGCATGGGATAGTGTCCTAGAGCAAGCAATAGATAAAGAACTTTTAACTAAATTTTTAAATAATGACAGAAGGCGAATTAAAGAATGAATTATATACACAGGCGGGCTTAGTCCGTGAAGATATTTATGATGACCCTAGAGGTTTTAAAATCATAAAGAGAAATGGTATTGAAAAAATACAAGCACACTACGGTGTAGTTGTTAGCTATGATTTAAAAGAAGAGATTATATGGCAAGGAGATAGGGTTATGCAATTTATCAAAGTTAAAGCTACGGGCAAATTAGGTAACAGAACAATAGAAACATACGGAGAAGCTAGTCCTATGAATTGTGTAAACAAATATCCTATAGCTACCGCAGAAAAAAGAGCGTTATCAAGAGCAGTATTAAAACTTACAGGCTTATATAAGTACGGTTATTTTGGGCAAGACGAAATATTAGATGAGAAAGACGAAAACAAGTTGGTTAAAAATTTAAAAAATGTCCTCCCAAAAACAAATGTTCAAAGAAATATGGGAAACAAGAAAGCGTAATTGCTTTGTTTGTAAAAAATATTTAGGAAATGAAGCAAAAACTTTTTACTTTGCTCATGTATTGTCAAAGGGAGCATACCCAAAATATAAGTTATTATCTGATAACATTGTGTTATTGTGTAGAGACCATCATTACCAATATGACTTTCAAGGCACAAAGGGTGATGCAATGTTTGATGAGTTAAACAAGAAAAAACAGAAACTAAAGAGACTTTACTATGGAAAAGATTAAGATAGAAGCTAACGATACAAACTACACCATAGTAAAATACGGAGACCTTACAAATTACGAAGACAGACTTAAGTGGTTACAAATAAGAGACACTAACGATACAGCAATAGGCGGGAGTGATATGGGCGTTATTATGGGCGTTAATCCATACGTCAGTAAACCACAGTTGTTTGACCAAAAATTAGGTTTAACAGACAGTCCAGACCTAAGCACAAACTGGTCAGTATACTTTGGCGTGATGTACGAGGAGAGCGTAAAGTCTTTAGCGCAATATTACGATTTTGAAAACCCAGCTAACACAATAGAAAACACATACAAAGATAACAAGCAAAGAAAAATATTTGATTTTAATTACACAATATGGAATGATAAATATCCGTGGTTAGTTGCAAATCCAGATGGCGTTTGTTTTAATAAAGATTGCACGTGGGATACCATAAATCCATTGATAGAAAAGTTTCGTCAGCTACCACAAAACATAGAGGCGGTAGTAGAGTGTAAAACAATTAGCGGACAACAGCATAATATGTGGGAAAACGGAATACCTCATGGCTACATATTACAATGCTTACATTATTGTACCGTGTTTACTCCTGTAAACGAAGATATATATGCAGAATTATATTCACAGGTAGATTTAAAAAAGATAGAGGGTGTTAAGATATATTTAGATGTAGAATTGATAGAACAAATTATTACAGAAAGTTATCATTTCCATAAGTTATTAGAACAAGGTAAGGACATAATAAAAAACGCTAGCAACGATACCCAAATGAAAAAAGGTTTGGATGAAATCAGACCAGACGTTGATGATAGTGATAATTGCGCAAAGCATTACAATAAAAATTATTTAGAAAAAATTGACCCTGCAAATAAAATGGTAGGCGACATGGATTTTTTAAAGTTAGTAGAACAATATGATTCTTATAAAAAAGAAATAAAACCAATAGACAAAGAGTTGAAATTAGTACAAAATAAGATTAGACAATTTATGCAGAAGGAAGGAGTAAGGACAGTAGAGTTGCCAGACGAAAAAGGAAAAGTTTCTTTTAATAGAAGATTGTATGTAAACTATAAGGATGGACGATAAAATAAATGAAAAAATAGAGGCGGGCAAGCATTTAAGATGGTTGTATTTAGAACAAGCTATCAGAAAAAACTTTGTTTTAAATCCAGAAAAAGACAAAACTTGGGTAGCTAGCAAAATAGTAGAGGGTGTAAAAACTCTACCAGAAATGGTTATTACTTTTGTAGCTATGGATATGGGATACAGTAAAGAAACTATTATAACTAACTTAGGTGTTAGTGAAAAATATTTAGATGATTTGATAAAAAGAATCACAGTTTGTGTAAATACAAACGAAAAGAAATTCATACGGAAAGTAAGACTCGTGAGAGGTTACTTGAAGTGGAATCATGGAATTAATTTTTAATTTTTTTTTAACTTTTTAATTATATTATATTATGGAAAAAAGCGGAACAAGAATCGCAGTATTTAAAAACGATTCTGACAATGAGAAAGCACCAAACCTTAAGGGTTTTATTGAGGTAGATGGAGTAAAAGTCAAAGACGTAGCTCTTTGGGCAAATAAAAAAGGCAACGGTTACAATGGCACTATATCAGAGCCATACAAATCAGAGGCGGTAGCCCAGAAAGAAGTTGTCCCTGCAACTGTACCAGATGCAAAGGGCGATTTACCTTTTTAGGTAATCTTTTTAGTTTAGTATACATAGGGGGAATGATTAGTTAACTATTTGCCTTACTATTTCCCCCTTTTTTTAAAAGATATGAGAACAGACCATTTATTAAATTTATTAGAAATTATACAAGACGACATGAAAAGAAGATGCGAGCAGTCGTTTTATGAAGAGCACCGAGATGAGTGGTCAAAGCATCATGATAAAATAAGAAATGTTATAAATAGCATGCAAAACGGATTGAAATGAAAGAAAGAGATTTTAAAGGAGTTTGGATACCAAAAGAGATATGGTTAAGCAAAGAGCTTACTTTAAGAGAAAAGGTGTTGCTTGTAGAGATAGACAGTTTATACAAAAACGGAAGTTGTTTTGCAACCAATAAATATTTTGCTGAATTTTTTGATATTTCTAGGACAAGAATTAGTGAGGTTATAAGTAGTTTAATCAGTAAAGGTTTTCTCAAAGCAGAATACACAAAGGCGGGACGAAGAACACTTATACCCTATTCAGAAAAAGTTGAAACCCCCCATAAAGAAAAGTTGAAACCCCCTTCAACAAAAGTTGAAACCGTACTTAACAATACAAATATAAGTACAGATATAAATAATGTTCTTTTTGAAGAATGGTGGAAAACATACCCAATAAAAAAGAATAAAAAGAAATCATTACTCGCTTTTAACAACCTCGCCAGAAGAAATAAAAATGAGTTGCAAAAAATGTTGGACGACGATTTGCAGGCTAGATACAAAGACACAGAAAAGAAATATATTCCATTAGCATCAACATACATAAACGGTGAGAGGTGGAACGACGAAACTGAAACAACTAAAACAAATACTTATGACACAAAACAAAAACATCTCTACACTTGATGTAGAGCACAGAATACTTGGGGTTCTGATAGACGACAAATCTAAACAAGGCACAATATTATCAAGAGTAGAAGCACATCATTTTAATGACGACACAACAAGATTAATTTTTAAGAAGATATTAGACTTAAAGAAAAGAAAAATAGACATAGATACATTTTCTGTATCTAACGCACTTAAAAATAAATTGAGCACTTACGATATATTAAACATAACAAACAAGGCTGACCACACAACCAACATAGAAAGTGTAATATTAGCTTTAATACAAAACTGGTCTTTTAATGAACTTACTAAAACGATGTTTTACTTAAACGAATCTATAAACGAAGACGATAGCGACCCTTTTACTATTATAGACCAAATAAAAAAACAGATACAAAACATAGAAACAAATATGTCTAATCAAGAAGTTACACAAAACATAAGTAAAGATATTGTTGATTATTTAGATATGAAAGAAGAGGCTGTGGGAGTACCAACAGGATATTCAAGATTAGATTTTTTAACAAGAGGATGGATGAAAGGTTGTATGATTGTGCTAGCAGCTAGACCTGGTATGGGTAAGACAGATTTTGCTATTAATTTAGCTATAAACGGAGCTAACTATAAAAAGAAGTGTTTGTTTTTGTCTTTAGAAATGTCAAGAGAAGAACTTACAAAAAGAATTATCTCTACTAATTTAAACGTAAGCAAGAGAAAAGTAAATACCATGAAACTAGACGACAAAGAAAAATCTGACTTGTTAAAAAACATGGGGCATATTACAGATAAAATATACGTAGACGACAAACCTATAGTGAATATGTCTGTGATACATAACAAAATCGTAACTCTCAAAAGAAATAAGAGTATAGATTTAGTCATAATTGACTACCTGCAGTTAATCTCAGAAAAGTCTGGAAACTCTAAATACGAGCAAATTACAAACATTTCACGTGGTCTAAAGCTTGCAGCGAAAGATGCACACATACCAATTATTGTACTCTCACAACTCTCAAGAGTCGTTGAGAGTAGAAATTCTACAGTACCTAAACTCTCAGATTTACGTGACTCTGGCGCGATAGAACAGGACGCTGACCAAGTATTGTTTTTATACAGACCATCTTATTATGGAATAGACCAAAATGATAAAGGCGACGACATATCTAATTTATGCGAAGTGCATCTTGCAAAAAACAGACACGGAGAAATAAATTATATATCTTTGGACTACGACCCTAGCGTGGGTATATTTAAAGATTGGGAATACCCTAAAACATACGAAGAAAAAAAGCTGTTATGAAAATATCTTGGGAGGGAAAACATGTTAGTTTAAATGTTTTATACTCTCAAGTACATTGGTCAAAAAGAAAAAAGCAAAGAGATGAGTGGCATGATTTTTTTTATAAAAATCTGTTGTCGTATAAAAAACCTAAAAAAGAAACATATAAAATACTGATGAAATATAATAGTCGTTTAGACGTAAGCAACACTATTATAATGATTAAATATTTAGAGGATGTTATCGTTAAAAAACTAAAGTGGTATAAAGACGATAGTATAAAATACTGTAAAGGAATATCTATTGTTCCAGATGAAAGGATGAAGAAAAAATCTTATATGATTAAAATATATTAATTTTGGTCTCTTCTAGCGCTTCTAGATAAATCTATATACATTTTTAAATTTGGCACTTCTTTAAGAACTTTTTCAAAATTTTTAGCTCCCATACCATATCCTTTATGGTTTACTAATTTGTTTATCATTTCGTCTGCGCTATTGTTAAACATACGACTCCCGTCGCTTCTTATTGCTCTAGCTAAATTTTTATTAATACCAAGTTTTTCTATGGCTTTAGCAACATCAAGCATCATATTTCTTCCTCCGTAATTAACAGAAGTACCTCCCATACGTTTATCAGCTCTAACAGAACTAGTACTCCTTAAATTACTTAAACCTTCAAGAATTTTACTTCTATTTGATGTGAGTATATTTTGTTGTTCTTCTTCTGATAAATTCATGTAATCTCCATAATCCATGCGGCTCGTATTATCAGTGTCTTTTAAAAATCGTGATGCGGTAGCTGCTATAAGTCTATTTCTTGTTGCTTCTGGTAATCTATTTATGTTATCACGCGTTGGAATTATATCAAAATCACGTCTTGCAATTCCACCTAGACCAGGAACTCTTAATTCAGTGTTTCCTTCTCCTGACACGTAATCTGATATAAATTGCATAGGGTCAAACTCATTCATTACCATTCTTCCTTTGTCTCTGTCGTAATAAGGCACAGCAAAAGTTGGTGTGCTTCTTACGGCATACAATTCTGAAAGGTTCATAGTACCCTTATCTACTGGCGGGTCGTTATTAACTAAATTTGGTCCGTTACTCATGTTTTTCTACTTCTATTTATACTTTGGTTTTCAAAACCAACAATTCTACCATTTTTATGTGAGGCATCTAATCCATCTCCATTACCATACGTGCCTCTTCTTCTATTATATCTATTCAAGCGAGCTCTGTATCTTTTCATCTTTTTAGACGATTGAAACAGTTTATACTCTCTTTTATAATTTCTTTTAGCTCCCACAACTTATACACTCTTCGTCTCCTAAATTGCAAGAGGGTTCTTTTTCAACAAATTTGTTTCTTTGACTTTCGTCTAAAAAACAAACGCAGTCGCACTCCTCCAAATTTTCATCACAACAACACTTTCTCATTACGCACTAGCTATAAAAACCTCTACATCTACAACAGCTGTATCTGCCTTTGCGCTTACAAGAGTAATACTAGCTTCACTACCTAGTGTTATAGCCCCAGCAGCAGCATCTACAGAAGCATTATGACCGTGTAATAAAAACGATTCTCCCGCTCCTACCTTATAAGTAAACTCGTCATTACTTGCGTTTTTTATAATTAAAGAAACGTAATTTGTAGCATCTAAATTTGATATTCTAACATACTTAATGTTGTCGTCATCAAACGTATTTCCAGCTACATTAGTATCGTGTGCTTCATATAAATTAACTTCTGATGTTGGAACAGATATTATCCTTTTAAGTGTATCGTTAATACCAGATATAGATTGCGTTACTGTACCACCCTGTTCTGTGTTGTTAAGGGTTAAAGCTTCTGTTACCGTTACTGTTAGTGTTGCCATAATTACAAATTTAAATATTATATTTTTAACTTATGTGTTTGTGGGGTCATACCTTAATTGACTCTACAATCTCTCTAATTTTATCCCATATCTGCATTTCTAAAATTAATCTGTCTGGTATTTGAGCTTCTTCTATAGCTCTAGCTACCTCTACTAACTCAGATAGTAAATTAGTTTTTGTTTCTATATCAATGTTTTCTTTGACCTTTGTCATTAATAATAACCTCGCATTTTTTTGCTGTTGCTACCAAACTTAAGTTTAGGTATAGGTTTAGTTCCCATAACACCTTTAACTTTATCAGACTTACCTGTTATAGCTGTATATTTAGCTATTGCTGAACTGTTGTTTCCGTAACCTAGTTTTTTCTTTTTCATACTTCTTAATTTACTAAAATCAGATGCCTCTATTTTTTTAGGGTTACCTGATAATCTTGCTATTTTTAATTGTTTTTCACTTAACATTATTTTCCTACTTTTTTCATTGCTATATTATGTGATTGTTTAAAGGTTGCTCCGCCTCGCATTGCAGTTACCATGCTACGTATGTGCTTAACAGTATGATGCTTAGAATGTTTTTTTAAAACATTTTGTTGTCTTTTAGTTAAAGCGTCTACGTTAATACCTTTTACTTTCATTTTTTAGCAAACTTTTCTACACCAGCAATACCAAAACTACCAAGAGAAACCCATACAAACGAATTGTATATAATTTCATTTATAACAAGGTCTTTCCCAAAGAAGCCTGTTGCTAAATCAAATATAGCAAATACTACCATAACACTAAACGATATGAAGCCTACTATTGCTTTTTCGTTATAATCATTTTCATCTTTAAAAATACTCCACATAATTAATTAATTTATTTACACATTATTTATTTATTATACGCTGACCCTTTTCGTATGAGCGACCTCCAAAAAATGCTCCTACGGTAGTTATTAGAGTTAATTGTAATAAATCCACCCATTTTTCAGCTACTTCAAACTGTATAGAGCCACTGTCTATAAAAACCAAAAGAACTGTACTTACTATTAAAAATATTAACACTAAAGGTCTTACACTTCTTGTTAACCAGTTACCGTGTTCTAAGTCTGCCTTCCAACGTTCTGTAACGTTCTTTTGCATTTCTGCCTCAGCGTTAATAAAAATAGTTTCCATTTCCTTTTGGAATTTTCTTTTTTCATCTCCTGTAGTAATAAATTTGTCAGCAACATTTCCTAATTTTTCTACTATTCCGCCTGCGGCATTACCAAATATTTTTCCTAAAATTTTAGACATTATATAAATTTTTTCCAGTTGTTTTTAAATACCTCATAGCTATCAAACAACGTGTAAGTAAAAGAGTTACCATGTCCGTTCTCTATTTGTTTCTCACATAAAGATATTAATAAATTAAAATCATCTATGCTTCTGAAGACTTGACACCCTGCGGAGTACTTTCCAATAAACTGTAAAAGCTTCCATTTGCTTGCTCTGTGTATGTTTGTTTTCAAAACAGCCTCAAAAACATTCTCTTTGTTTTCTGCTAAATTAAAATCTAAAACATCATCTTGATTATTGTCTCTAACGTATTGCATAGGTCTAACTTGCTCTAAAGCTTTATATCCACCGCTAGCCCAAGTTCTTCCATGTATTCCTAGTTTATAAGCTCCTCTGTATTGACCCTTTACCATAATGGCTGTACCGTTTTTATTTAAAGGATTCCTTAACCAGTGTATTCCAGGGTCAGTCGTTGCTGACCACAAGTGTACATGTGCTTGTTTACTATCATCAAGATACATAACGCCAATTTTATCATCAAATTTGCCCGCTTCTCTTGTTGCGTTTCGTATACCAAAAATATTTAAATTATATTCCCCACTAGGAAAAAACTTATATCCTTTTGCTTTATATGCTAGTTGTATAGATTGTGATATTGTCATCTTCTGTTTCTGTTTATTGTTCTTCTTTGTGTTTTTTGTCTTACGTTTCTTCTTTTGTATGGTCCATAATTAGTATTTTTAACCACACCTACATTGTTTTTAAGGTACCCTCCTACTAATATTTTTAAGTCTGACGAGTGGGGAACCCCTAAACCTTGACCTACCGTTAAAAAGCCGTTATACAACGCAATATCTTTATCTTCAACAGAAGCTTTATCGTAAGCTTTTATTGCGTCTGCTACTGAAAAAGGATATTGAAAAACAGGATGTATTGTGCTTGCATAAGAAGGGGCATAAGTCATGTTACTTAACCATGTTTTATTTGTAATTTCTAATAGCTCTTTTGGAGACTCTGGTTCTTCTTTTACATACTGTCTTCCTGCGTTTCTTAAATAACTACTTGCAACAGCGTAACCCATGGAGTTCCATTTACCTAAAGACGTATTAAACAATATAGCTTCTACTAAACCATTTGTCCAACCTACTCTTTCTTTTTCTCTTCTTTTTTCATCGTCGTCCTCTGAGCCCATCCACTCCATAAAATAACTTGCGATTATACCCATAACTTGCGCAGATACTACAGAATAAAACATTATAGAACCAGTCCCTGAGGCAAGCGCAGCTATAGCTTCTTTTTTAGTCATATCTCCCCCTTTTAAACCTAAAAGACTACGATGAGCGTTTAGCATGTTGTTTGTTAAAGTTTTTCTAAACGTGCTAAATAAATTAAATAACATTTGTGATGTGCCTACTCTAGCTCCTGTTACTACATCAGCATCAAACTTAACAGCTGGCATAACTTTACTAAGTTCTATATCTGTGTTGTTTATAGCTTCTTTCATAGCAGCTCTATTATTTAACACCCAAACTTTATCTTTTAAATTATTAACATCAAAATCTTGTTTTGTTAAACTTTTGTATTCAGATTCAAACACTTTACCCCAAACCGTTTGTGTTAAAGGAACATCTGATAATCTAATTATATATGATGAATAACCAATAATTTTACTAGTTGTTTTACTTGCCTCAAATAAACCTTTAGCTACAGCTTTACTACCAAATTTTTTATCTTTTATTTCAGAGCCTAAAGGAGAAGCGCTTATTTTTTCTAAATCAAAATAAGACAAACCTCCTTTTACAAATCTTTCTCTAAAAGCAGAATTAAAAATTCTTGTAATTTCAAAAGCATTTTTGTAAGAATTTAATGCGTTTTGTGGTGTTAAATTTTTAAAATTTACTTTAGGTGAGGCTGTTCCAAATAAAAGAATAGTGTTTGCTCCTATTTCAACAAACCTTCTAAAGTTTGCTAATAAACTTAAACTTAAATTAGTTGCTAAACCACGTAAAACTTTTTCTCCTCCAAATTCTTTTACATAATTATAGTTATTTTCTACTTTTTTCTTAATCATGTTTTGAAACAACTCTAATATGTCTCTTGTTCTTGTGTCTCCTAATTTTCTTCCTATTTCTATAGTCATACCTACATCCTTAAGACCTTCTTTAATGTAATAATCATCTATAGTTTCATGTACAGCAAACGATATAGCTCTGTCTAAATCAAAATGAGCTTTAGCTCCAATAGGTGTAGTTGGAGTACCATCGTTGTTTTTATATATTTGTCTTGATATAGTCGTTTTAGCTGGTGTAACAGCAGCTGGATTAAAAACAGAAGATATTATAACATTAAAAGCTTTTGATAACCCATCTGTGCCAGCTTCTTTTAAATTTATTACAGGAACGTAATTAGAAAATAACTGTATTTTTTCTTTGAGTCTGTATTTTTGCAGATAAGCAACCTTGTCTTGTAAATCATCAAAAGTATTTCTAGCAAAATTTATAAAAGGCATAAAATTAGATTTTTTAAATAATGATTCTAGTTTAGCAACATCTAACATGTTAGCGTCTGATTTTTTAAAATCATTAAATAAATTAACCATATTGACAGAATCAACATCTTTATCTTGTAGTCTTGTTTTTATTAAACTTGTATATAACTCTGGAACTCTGTTTGACAAAGGGTTGTTTATGTATTGTTTATGTAACATATACATATGACCCAGTATATTTAAATCTCTTATAGTGTATTCTTTACCTTCAAACTTTGTAGAAAATTTTATTTTTTTAAAAAGGTTTTGTTTTTTTATGTTAATGTTTTTTTTGTAACCTTCTGCGGTTCCTTGTTTAACTCGTATAATTTGCAATATTTTTTTTACAACTTTTTCTCTGATTTTTCCAAACATCGGATAAGCACTATTAGACATTTTATCGTCAAACTCTTTTTTTAACTTTCCTTTATCTACAGCTTCTCTAATCCAACCCAAATCTTCTTTTGTTCTGTATTCTGCTCTAGCTTTAGGGTCTCTAATCCACCTTCCCATGTCATCTTTTAAAAACTTTAATTCAGAAGTTTTTTCTATCAATTCTGCTGCCCTGACCGTATTTACAAGTTTTTTTAATATTCTACTGTATGTAGATGGAGGCATATAACCATTTGATATAGCATCTAACGTAGTTGCTAACTTTTCTACTTCATGGTTTTCAAACGTGTCATTTAATACTTTTATTTGTGTTTTACTAAATCCGCCACGAGGCAAAGCTTCATCTATTGTGTCTATTTCGTTTTGAGTTATATTAAAACCTAAAACGTTATTTTTTTTAGTAAAATACTCTAATATTTTTTTTCTTGATTTTTTTAATACGCTGTTTAAGTTGTTAATATTTTTTGCTTTTCTTATTTGATTTTTAGCAACGTTACCTAAAAGTTTTCTGTTAGTTTTTAAATTATTTATAACTTGTTTTATGTCGTCTACAGGAAGAGTAGATTTTTTTAATGCTTTTTCTATAAGCTCTATGTCTTTATCAGATAAAACATACTTTTTTAAATCGTTTTCTGTTTTAGTTTTTTTGTTAATAATTTCTTCTGCTTGTCTAACTAAAAAACTTTTTATTGCTTTTATTTCAAATTTTGTGTCAAGATTTTTTTCACTGTGTACTTTTTCCATTTCTACAGCTCTTTTTTTTATGTCTTTTAAATTAGTTTTTATTTTATCTTTTTCGTCTTCTGTTAATTCTTCTTGATAAACCTCTTCCATAATTTGAATTACTTCATCTTTGTTTAAAGAATTTATATTTACATCTGGATATAAAGACACGTAAGAAGATATTTCATCTACATATTGTTTTGTAGAATTAAACCTTTTGTTTAATTGGTCAGCTAAGTCTTTTGCTTTTACAACATCGTCTCTTGTAGGTACTGTTTTTTCTATTAGAGGTAAAACAGCATTATGAAAATCTCTTGCAACTTTTTTAGAACTTTTATATAAATTATATCTAGATAATATCTCTATATCTTCAGCGAACTCACCAAAAGACACGCCAGCTTTTCCTCTTACGTATTTTTCTGTTAAACCCTTTTGTATGTTAAATGCTGAAGCCCAAGAATCTTTTACTATAGGTAAATTTTTTCTGTATCTTAAAGACCTGTGATAAAAAGCTTTTGATTGCTTTTCTGTTAATATTCTGTATAACCCTTCTTCTGTATAATTATCTCTTTGCTGTGCTAAGCTGAGCGTTTTATAAAGGTCTGGTTTATCTTCTTCGTTGATGGACCCTGTGCTTTCAATTCTTTTAAAAATTGTCTGCCTATCGTCTCTGGAGATGTATCTGCTGTCAACTGGGGAGTATTCTTTTTTGTCATAATTAACGTTTCTTTTGTTTAGTTCTTGTATAAAGGTACCTATTTTTTTTGACAATTCCACATCTTGAAAATCAAACACGTCTATAAAAGCAACACTACCCTCATCTTCATTTATAGAATAGTTATAAATTTTAGCTGCTTTAAGGGCTTCTATTGTAGCATCTATGTTGTCCCTACCCATAAATATTTTGTATTCGTTTGCGTTGTGATTTTCAGAACCTTCTTCTACATACTGACCCGCAATAGTTGCTTCTTGCACTTCTGGGGCTAATGCCGCAGCCATAGAAGCAAACTCCATAGCTTCTTCTATTGTAGGCACTAAATCAAATGCTCCTTGACTTTTAACAAGTCTCACTACATTAGAAACTTCTACTATTTTGTTTCCAGCATCGTTTTCATACCCACCAATTATATCATCTACTAAAGCAGTAAATCCCATTTGTTCTGCTAAATTTCTTAAAGACTGTGTATATGTTTTATAAGAAGTAGTGTTTCTAACATCAGCAGCTTCTTTTTGATTTTTTACAGTTTGTTCAAAATATGGAGCTACTATAACATTTTTAGTTTCGTCTCCCCTTACTAATTCCGTAATAGTTTGAGGTGTTTTTTCATCAAATCCTTTTATTACTTTTTGTTTTTCTTCTAGTTCTCTGTTTAATATATTGTCTGTAGCTAAACCAAAATTACCTGTGTTATATATTGATTTTATTTGATTTGGTTTAAATGCTAAATAAACATTATAACCAAACTTATCTCCTGTAGTTATTTCATCAGCAAATATTCCGTCATATCCTATATCATTTAAAGCTTTATGAAAGTTTTGAACACCTTCTGAGTTTTCTGATGCTCCTAAAGTTACAGATGGTTTTGGCACATAACTTCCGTCTAAATCTTTTTGTAGTTTTGTAGGTGTCCTGTAAAAAGAAAAGTCTATGCGCTGTAACATTTCTTTAGTGTTTTCAGGTATTAAGTCTGTAACTTTTAATTTTGTATTGTTTAATAACTGATAAAAACGAACTATATTTTCAGTATAAGGACCAATCATGTCAGCGTAATCTTTGTCTGTTTTATTGGTTTGATTAAAAGAGTTAGATGTATTTATAATGTTATCTATAACCTGTATTATGTCTTTATTAGAAACTTGCTCTCTAACAAACCTTGCATATTCTACTTGATTTCTTAAGGTTGATTCTAAATTAGGTGAGTTTTTTATTAAAGACTCTATTTGTTCATCGCTAAATTTAGTTTCGTTTTTAGAGTCTAGTAGTATAGGATTTTGTATAGATACAAATAGAGGATATATAGAACCTTTAACCTCAGAGTCTTTTGGTCCTGTAAACATGTTTGCTATAAACTCATTAGGTGTAGTGTAAATCCCTGCTCCATAATAATCTTGACCAACATTGCCAGCTTTAGATATATCATACTCATACCAATCAGCAGTAGAGCCATGATATAAAACCATAGGGTTTCCGTTTGCGTCAACAGCTTTTGATTTTCCAAACCAAGATTTAAACTCTTGTGTTTCAGTTAATTCTCTTAATTGTTGCTCTTCATCTTTTTTGTCTAGTTTAGGGTCATCAAAAAACTTTTCTACTTTTTTACCGTCTTTTTGCAACTCTATACCTTCAGTTTCTTTTTTTTGTCTTTGCTTAATTAAATCATCTACTAATCTGTCGTATTCTTTTTTAAAAGCTTGAGCCTCTTCTTTACCCTGATTTGCTTCTATTGCTTTTAGTACATCGTCAGCTGCTTTGCTAAATATTTTTTCTTTTGCTTGAACTTCTCTGGCTTTTTCTTTGACCGCCTGGAATTTGTCGTCTTCCTGAATTACTTCACTCTTATCGTCAACTCTTATTGTTGCCCCACTCTTAAGAGTATTTGCTAATCTAGAAGCAAAATTTTTAAAATCTTGTTCTGTATCTATCTGAAAATCAAGACTTTGCGGTAGTTTTATACCTATAGAGTTTAGTGCATTTATAACAGATTGTTTAAAACTCTCAATAGTTGTGAGAGTAGGTTTTATGTCACCTGACGCAACTCTTGCTAAGTATTCTGTAACTGCTTCTTTGTCTAAAGTTTCTTGATTTTTAGTTCCTAATCCATCAACAAACTTTTTTATGTCTGCATCTTTTTTAGCAAAATCTGCCATAGGTTTTAAACTTGCAGGATTTGCGTTTATAACAGCTTCTACTATAGGGTGTATTACTTCATGTAATAATGTTACTGTAGCTTGCGTTGGGTCTAAGTCTCTTAATGCTTCTAAGTTTATGTGCGCTGTATTTGTGTTTTTATCATATCTACCTCCTATTTTAGCAGCTACTTTTTCAGTAATTTTTTTATCAGAAATACTAGCAAAGTTTTTGTTGCTGTTATAAAAATTAATTTTAAAAGGCAACTTACCTTCTGTAAGTTTTTTTGTTGATTTCAATAAATTAGATATACCATCTAATAGATTTCCAAACCCTGTGTTTTTAACATATTCGCTAGCTTCGTTTGCGCTATTAGCATCAAAAGAAATTTCTGCTACCTCTTTTTCTTTTTCTATTTGCTCGTTTGTAACAGGGGTTTCTGTTTTGGCATCTATATCTTTTTGTACTTTTGCAGCAGCAGCTTTAGATGTTATTTCATCAAGTTGTTTTTGTAAGTTGTTTATTTTTTTGTCGTTACTTTTAATAAGATTGTCTGTTCTTTTTGTAGACTTACCAGTTCTGTTTTTTCTTTCTATTAACTCTGATTGATACATTTTTAACTCTATTAATTCAGTTGCTTTGTCTATAGCTTTATCTAAATCTTTTTTATCAAGAGTATTAAATTCTATAAGTTTTTTTGAGTAGTTATTTATGTAGTTGTCGTATATTTTATTTTTTCTTTCTTCTAGTTTCTTTTTTGTAGATTGTGATACGTTTTTGTCATTTATAGATTCGTTTATAAAATTTAACTCATCTATTATATCACCATCTTCAAGTATACTTGTTTTATTAGATAATATTCTAGAGCCACTAGTTATAAGAGTACCTGCTCCAGCTCCTACTAAAAATTGGTCTAACCCTTCTTTGTGTCTTTTTGGAAATACTTCATAAGGGTCAGCGCCATCAGCAACAACATCAATAACGCCGTTAGCTATAGAAGCAACGTATTCTTCAAAACCTTCTTCTAATGCTCCCATACCTATATTAGCTTTATAAGGTTTTAGATAAGCATCTACCAATTCTTTTCTTTCTTTTTTTGTAAGCCTTGAAGTAAATGACCCTAAAAAAACTTTGTTAGCCGATACACCTATTATTTCTGTTAAACCCTCTACAAGACCTCTAGCAAAACTTTCTATTCTATCACCTCCACTTACATTTTTGTCTTGTCTATATTCATCAAAAACAGAGTGAGCATAACCATAAGGGGTTGCTGACATTAACGTTCCAGCTCTTAATCTATTTACAGTGCTCAAACCCCTTAAGTATTTAGAAGAAGCGGCTACACTACCACCATACATAATAGCAGCTGCTGTTGGTACAGCCCTCATAGTTTGTGTTCCTAGTGCGTTAAAACCAAGTGACAAAAGACCCATGTCTCCTTTTGTAATCCCATCTTTTATGTTATTAAAAATACCATTATTAAGAATTTCATTAACTTCTTCTTCAGATATAATACCTTTTCTCCTGTATGTTTCTGTATAAAAATCTACTAAATCTTTTTCTTCTTTTGTTTCAGCTACATCATTTAACCAACCATATAAATTATCTGTACCTGCTATAAAGTTTTCTATATCAGCAGCTATAGAACCTACTGTATTAAAAAATATATCATGTACTATTGCGTCTTTTACTGCTCCATAAGTTTTTTGAGCTGCATTTTTAAAATCACCGTCGTAATAGTTTTTTGCTGCTTCCTCTTGTACTGCTCTTAGTTTAGCTCTTCTTATTATTCCCTGCTCTGTTATGTATCGCATTTCTTCACTAACCCCAGGGTTGTTTTGCATATATTTAAAAAGATTATCATTAAACTCTTTATATGTTTTTAATTTTTTATAACCTTCTTTAGCGTATTTGTTTGCTTCTGATAATTTTTTAAATGGAATCACCCCTGTAGATGAAGGGTAGCCAAAGTACAACTCATCATTTTTTCTAGCGTGTTTTATTGCTTCAGCGTTGTTATCAAACATAATCCAATCTTCTGGATTATTGCTAGGATTTTCTACTTTAGGATACAGTGTAGGAAACACTACTGGTTTTTTACTTATAGGGTCAATATCTGCTTTCATTCTGTGACTTTCCCTAATAAGATTGCCATCTAAATTTGTTGTTTCTAAAAAGTTTCCGTCTTTTAATCTTTTAATTTGTGTGATGTATGGCTCGTCCCCATAAATAGTTTCGTTAATACCTTTAGCAGCTGTTTGTAAATCTTTTTGTAATTGTTGTTGAAAGGGATTGTAAAACTGAACCTCATCTAAATTTACATCTACAACATCTTGTGATTCAAAAGTGTTATGAGGCGTTTTAATTTCTTCTTTTTTAAAACCTATTTTATTTACAAAACTCTCATATGTTCCCATATCATAAGCCGTACTTAAAGTTTCGTAAATTTGTTTTCTGTTTAGAGCGCTGTTCATTTTTTCTCTGAACTGCTCTAATGTACCTACATCAAATTGAGATGATAAAAAATCATAAATCTGTCTGAAGTTTTTGTTTTCTACCATAATATTTTAATGTTTTATCCATTATTCTGCATATACAAACTTAGTTAAAGGTCTGTTTTTAGTTTCTCTTTGATTGTATAACGTTTCTGCAAAATTGACTAATGATGACTCGTCTGCATATTTACTTAGTATAGAGCTCATTAAAGCAGGAGAGCTTCTTGTAAAGTTAATAACTTCTGCTTCTAGTTTTTGATTTGTTGGCTCAAACAAAAAATATTCATGATTAGGGTTGTATGTTGTGTCATCTGCAATTCCTAGTAAACTAATTATTTCACTTCCAAGATTTTTTAAATTTTCTTGATTTATGTCTTCTCCTAACTCGGTTGGATTTGTTAGTGCTAATCTGATAATTTCTATGTTGTCTTCAAAGTTTCTACCAAACCAAGTGTCATCTTTTGTTATTCCTTGAGCTAACTCTTTGATTTTTTCTTTATTAGCTTTTGCTACAGAATCATCAAAACCATTTTCTGTTTGTGGAAACGCATAAGAACTAAGCCTTGGGTCACCTGTTAATATTCCGTTTATTAACTGTTCTCCTGTATATGATTCAGTATTTGCATTAGTACTAGCATCTAATAAATCTCTAACATTTTGTAAATTTTTTACATCTACGTCTGTTAATTCTTCTTCAGTTGTACTTAAGCTTTTCCTTAATATATTATTTAATGTTGGAACTATTTCTTTTAGCGATTCTTGTTTTCTAATTTCTCCAGAAGGAGCGCTCTTGTAACCTTTTCCTAAAAAGAAATGTTTGTATTTTTCTTGTTCTTCTAGTAAAGCTTCTTGCCTTTTTCTTTCTTTATATTCACTGTCAGTTCTTGTTGTTTTACTATGTTGATACTCTTTGTTTTCAGCTATAATATTAGAAAATCCGTTATTATCAAAATAACTATCCATAGACAATACTATACCAGCTTGTTCAAAAGGGTCTTCTGTTTGTGGAATTGTATAGTTACCATTGCTATCTTCATTGTACCGTAATCTTTCATACTCTTCTATAGCTCTATCTATAATTATTTGATTTGTGTTATATGTTTGTATTCCTCTAGTTTTTCTTCCTAATACATCTGCATTACCGTCACCGTCAGTATCTATATCATTAAAAGGCACGTAATTACCGCCAACCTTTTCTTTTAGCATCTCACCTAAATACGTAGATAAATCAGTTCTTAATTGACCAGTTGTTTTGTCCATGTAATTTGCAAACCCTGTATTTGTTCTGTGAAATTCATAATCATGTTCAGAGTCTTGTTCTGTGAATTTATCTACAACATCAGATTCTATTTGACTACCTTTATTATCTTCTAACAAAGCCCTAAGAGGAACTCTAAAGTCTATAGAATTATTAACAATTTTGTCAATTTCTTTTGTCAAACTTTCTGTGTTTGAAGACGTTAAAATATCTCTGTCTGTATTTAAAGCAAGTAATGTTTCATATATATCAGCGCTTACTAACCCGTTACGTATTTGTGGTGTTAATGCTTTTATTTTACTAGATATAAGTTGATTTGCCACTTTACTGTTAAGAGATATGTTGTTTATTTCTCTTGTGCTGTTTCTAATTTTTTCTTTAAAATCAGAATCATCCATATCTCCTCCATCTGCAATATATTTTTCTGTATAGCTTCTTAACTCATTTACTTTTTCTTTTATAATATCTGCGTTAAAAGCGTCTGCTTGACCTAACAAACCATCTATATTATTTAATAGTTTTTCGTTGTATTCTTGGTCTTTTATTTTTTGTGCAGCTCTTAATTGAAAAACATTTACAAGAGCGTCTTTTGCGCCTTTTGTTCCTTGCGCTACACTCCTTTCAAATCCAAATCTATTTCTTTGTATTTGTTCTTGCGGATTGTTTATAAAATAATTTACAGCCATATTAATTTTTTATTATCCCGCTAATCCCGCACCAATACCTCTAAGTAATGAACCTTTCATAGAAGCTCTAGTTTGGTCAATAGCGCTTTGTTGTTGTAATTCAGCCATACGTTGATTCATTTGCAGTTCAGCTAAGTTTACGTCTCCTTGTATCATCATCATATCTTTTTGTCTTTGTGCGTTAAACTCTGCTTGCGTCATAGCAAAATCTTGTCTAGCACCAGCTTGTCTTGCCCCTATTAGAGACTGTTCTGCTGCTCTTTGGTTTGCTTGACCTTGTTGTGCAAATTGCATAGCCATTTTATTTCTTTCTCTGTTTGCTAACATTTGTTGTAAAGCTCCTGCCTGTAACACATCTGTTACGTCTCCAGCACTTCTTCTTAATACTCCTTGTTGTTCTGCTTGTGCTTCAGCAGCTTGGTCAAATGCTAATTGCGAGCCTTCTACTCTACCACCTGAAGCTCCCATAAGTGCTTCTTCAGCTGTTCTTATAGCGTCTCTACTTGCTCCTCTTGCAGCAGAAAAATCAGGTCCAGCTAAATCTGCAACTCCACCGTAAGCGGCTCTTGTTTGGTCAAGAAACTCAGAGCCGTATTGTTGCAACCCTGCCAGCGTATCTTGCATTCCAGGTAACTGTGCTTTAATTCCTCTTCTTTCTCCTATACCACCCAAAAGACCACCAATTAGACCTAACCCACCTTTCACCGCTACACCACCTAATGGACCGCTTAAAAATTCTCCTATTCCTGATTTTTGACTTGTTCCGTTACTCACGTTTTTATTTTTTGTATTTCCGTATTTTTGTCTATTTATTTCTTGTTGTATTGCTTTATAATCTATTACCGATGATAAAGGGTTATTTGTAGACATAATTTATCTGTTCAAAATTAATTCATTTTTTCTTATAATCTATGACCTGCGGAGTTATTATACCCTACAGAGATAGCGTTAATTTTATAATCGTTGGTTGTATCATTAGAATCTTTTATTGTAAGTTTAATTTTATTATTAGAACCTATCATAAAATCTCCGTTTAATATACCTCCGTTAGACCCTGTATCTCTCATTACATGAGCAAATAAATACCTAGAATCTAACATAAAATTTGTGTCGTATAAAACAGTGTTTTGTCCGTTTTCGTTTTCTATATCTATTTGTAAAACACCATTTTTAATATTGTTTGTTTGACTGTAGTCTACAAAATCTCCTCCTGTTTGTGCTACTGTTATATTTTCTAATGCTACTGGAAAATTAGAGTTTAATCTAAATTGTAAATGTGCTGCTGAAGAAGAGCCGTCTACATAAGTATCATAATTAGAAGATGAAGATTTTTTTACAGTTCCTCCTTTAAAATAATAAATAACATCATCTACATGTAAAGCAAGCTCTACTTGTCCATTATATGTAGAAACCCACCTGTTGTTTCTGTTGTTAAAACCTATGGCTTTATTTTCACCGAAATCTATAACAAACATATCGTACACAGGTAATATATACCCTACAGGAGCTTCAGTCCTGTTATAAAAATATTTTTTCATACCTATATCTGATATTGGCGTTAGTCCGTTACGGTTGTATCTAATAACTTTTTTACTTTTAGAATCCCACCAAAAAACATTTCCCTTGTACTGTGATACAGATTTTCTGTGAGCTGTGCCGTAACTTCCTTTTAAATTTCTTATAGTGCCTAATACTTTACCAGCTTGTGCAACCAAAGTGTTTCCTGCTCCGTCACTTAATATTCTTTCATTTAAATAAATAGACGACGTTTCGTTTTCACATATACACAACATAACTTGACCTTCTGCTTGTAATTTAGATGTTTTTTGTAAAACTTGTATAGCACCATTTTCATGAGAAACATCTGACCTGTCAAGAATAAAAAACGATGATATGTCGTTTATGTTAGTTCCTTGTATAAATTTACCGCCGTATCTTATGTTGTTTATTTTTCTTTGTATTCTTTTTTCTATAGACCTGCTTAAAGGTTTACCAGACGACGTATTCCATTCTATTTTTCTTTTTGCTTTTGATGTTGTTCTTACTACAAAGCTTCCTCCATCTTCTACACCTGCATCATTATCAAACACTATAGAAGTTGTAACTTCTCTGTAGTCACCTATAACCTGTAGTTGTATAGGGTCTGCACTTGTGCTTAACGTAGCAGTTACGTTGCACGAAGCGCTAGTAGTCCAAGAAATTAATGAGGTTACTTTTATTCTTAACTTATCATCATGGTCAATAGTTTTGTTTATTCCACTTGCAGATAAATTACCAAAAGTATGATTACTAGAACCAAAATTAATATCATGATTTATAGTGGTATTAGCTGCTATATTTCCACCGCTATTAGTAAAGTTTGTTGTGTAAGGTGTTCCTATAGCTGTTTCTGTTCCGTCAGAATCTACATGAAATAAAGTTATGGTTGGCACTACTAATATACTTGAAAGCACACCAGAACCAGAAACTGACAAAGATATACGCAGCTTACCTCCTATTAATTTTACAGTATCACTACTGTCGTTGTCATCTTTATGGTAAGTGTTATTAAACGTTAATGAATCGTTTGCTAAAGTATGTGTGCTTCTTTCTGCTAAATCAGAACCAGCTACAAATGTTAAAAAACTACCAGTAAAATTTGGTCCAGAAATTTGGCTTTGTGTAGTTGCTGAAGTATAAAACAAGAAGTCTATATCTGAGCCAGAATTTCTAATAGTAACAGTTTGGTTTGCAGCTGACTCACTACTAGCAACTGTAGTTGTATTTTTAAAAGGACCTTCAGAGTATTTTAATAAATTTAATTTTTGAAATATTGAATCTCCTAAAGGTTGTTGGCTGTTAAAATTACTAGAGCCCCCACCTGAAACTCCACTTCTTTGTGAAATGTTATATGTTTTTGCGTTATTAGAAAAATCTTCTTTAGTTAATAAAGTTCCGCTTTCATAAAAAATTAAATTTTCTTCTTCTGCAATTTCTTTAGGTGTATAAATTTCAAAAAAGTTTTTTTCTGGATACGAAAACGCATTTTGCAAATCTACCGCTCCTCCTGTATATTCTACGTATAGAAGCGCTCCAGCCTGACCTTTAATTCTCATGTCTAATATATTGTCAGAAGCTCCAGAGCTTGATACTAAATTGATTCTAATTCTATCTCCCTCTTGATAGTTATACGGCTGTTCATCACGGAACATGCCCATTAAGCTTATAACTAAATTTTCTATATTTTTTAAATCAGAGTCTGTTACATTTAACTTTAATACTCTTCTTGTATCAAACGTAGACCTAGTTTGTCCTGTAAATAATGGGTCTGCTAAACCTTCTTCTTGTAACTCAAACCAAAACGCTGAAGCAAATCCCTCATAAAAAAATGTTTTATTAAGGTTTTTAGTATACAGTACTTGTAAATACTTTGCCCATGATGGAAAACATTCTTCTGCGCTTTTAGATAGCGTTAGAGAAATTGTCGGTATTATTGGATAATCAAAATCGCTAGTTTGAAATGTTGTTGATTTTTCAATACCACGAGTTTTCATGGCTTCATCATAAAAAGCGTAACCTACAGCGTATTCTGAATTATTAGCAAATGTTTTATAATGTGTCGTTCCGTCTTCTGTAGAGTTAATTCCAGCGTCTTGTGCTAAAGAACTAGAACCTGATGAAAAATAATTTTTTATAGAACCTGAAGAGGATACAGGAATAACATAACCCGTGTCAGACGGCACATGAATAGTTATGTCGCCTGTTGCGTCATTTACGTAATCATCTTGATTGTTAGCTAAAAATATTCTGTTGTCAGCTACCTCTATAGCTTTTGTTTCTACAGGTACATTATCAAAAAGTTTTGAGCTTATTGTTATGTCTATTGCTTCATATGTTTGACCACTCCAAGTAAATGTTTCATCTATATCAGAAGCTTGTAATGTAATAATCACGTCTTCTGTTCCTCCTATAACGCTGTCTTTTATTGTTATAGTTTCTCCAGAAGCATATCTTTTACCCCCTACATTTACCGTTATTTTACCAACTGCATTTCCGTCTATTTCTACGTTTATTTCTAAACCAGAACCTTCAGTACTATTAGTTTCAAATCCGCTAGTTACACCTACAATTCCTGTATATGTTCCGTTTGTACCATCACTTGTGTCATTTGTAACAGATGACGTTAATTCACCGTCGCCTTCTTTAACTTGACCTTTATTTAAAACTGTAGTTGTTTTATATATATCATCAGATATATCAAATGTATTAATTCTTCTAAACACACCTGAATTTCCTACTCTAACATATAAATCAAGCTCTTTTGTATATAAAGGCTTGTTTGTTATTGTTTTGCTTATTGAGTATGTAGAAATGTTTGGCTCTGCTTTATAACACACAGATATAGGTCCTAGAGCTGACATCTCATTACTATCATACTTATATCTAGCAGCAAATTGAAAATCGTTTTGTTCTAAAAAATACTTAGGAGTTGAGGTAGATATGTTTTTAGTTACATCAAATATAAAATTAGGTGTGCGTTTTGCGAAACGTATTCTTTCTGGCGGAATGTTTCCACCAGGTCTTGACCCTCCAAAATACCAACTTAAAGGAGTTCCTCCTTTATAGTAGTTCCATACAGCTACGTCCCCTAAGACTTTGATGTCTGGTGAAAAGTCATCCGCACTTAATATAGAATGTTGATAATTAAGTAATTCTGATATTGCGTTGTCTTTTAATTGATATAAACGCGCCGTGTTTCCATGTCTAGTTACAAAATAAACTACACCTTTTGTTTCTGTGACTGCTTTTATTGTTCCAGAATAATTGTCTACGTTAGTAACACCTTCTATTTTTTTTATAGCCAAAGAACCACCTTGTACACCAGAGTCTATTACTATATTTTTAGCATCTATATAATCTCCTTTTGGCAAGAAAAATTCTTCCGTGTCTTGATTAAGTCCACCATTTGGTATAAATACATCCTTTTCCATTAATTTTTAATTGAGCCATGAACGCCTTGTCTCATTATTCTCAACACATCAGCATAAGTAATAGCGTTCAATCTTGATTTTAATTTTCTTTTTGCATTTATATATTCTTGTTTTGCTAAAGCTACTTTGTTTAAAGCAGACCTAGAGTTTTTAAATCTGCAATAGTGAATATATTTTTCTATTGTGTCTTGCGCATAAGGGTGTACAACATTAGCAGCTGAGGTAGAAACTCCATTACTTACATATGTGATTGTTATTTCAGTTACGTCAACAGCGTTGTCAAATACTAACTCACTATTTGCATAATCCAATACATAAGATTGTTTTTGTGTTGGTATAGAACCGTAATGCCTACCCGTATGTTCTCCATGGTCATTTGTAAAACCATAAGGGCTTGTTGCATTAAATACAAGTAAGGTGTCATATGTCGTTGTACTAGGGTCAGAATACGCAACTTTATTACCGTTAGCGTCATATTTTTGTGTTGTGTTTAAGTTAGGGTCTTGTGACAAAGGCAACACATGTTCACCATATTTTAAATAAACCTCTACAACGTCTACGCAATCAGAAGGTAAAACTGCTCTTTTGTATGATGTTACAGTTAAAGCTGACCTTTTAACATTTATAGGATTATCGTAATTTAATTCTTCTAGTTGTCTTATGCCATAATGCAAAAACCTTACGTAGTAATGTAAAGGAAGTTGCGCTTCTAAAAGGCTATTTCTAACTATATGGTCAAGCGTTATCGTTTTCATGTTTCGTATTTAATTCTAATTGTGAAATTCTTCCATTGTTTATTCTTATTAAAACATCGTCTATTATTTGTGCTTCTACCTCTGGGTTTATTGGTAACAACTCTGTGTCGGTAAATTTAGACATATCAGAAACTAATAAGTATAAATCTACAGCTGATACAGAACCATAAGCAGACTGTGTTATATCTCTTGTAAAATAAATAGATTTACCCTCTACATAATACCCTACTTGTTGTTCAAGATACGATGCGTTAATTCCTCCACTTTGTGTGTTTAGTGATGAAAAAGCAACATCCATAACCCCCATATTTTCAGACGGCATAGGTATGTATGTGGTTGTCATGTCATTATATTTTGTAATAGCCCAAACTCCCATGTCCATAGGTAAACTTAAAGGAATTGCAGGTAAGTTAACAGAAGCTCTACTGTTAGAAGCTCCTCCAGCACTGTCAGCTGTTACGGTTTGATTTGAATATTTTACTATATTGCATCTAGGTATATCAACGTATCCTTCTTGAAACCTTTCAAATGTTTGTACTTTAAGAATTTTATTGATAGACTGTTCTATCATTAAATGCAATTCTCTAGAATCTAATGATTCTTTAGTACCTACAATATTTTCTTTATCTAGATACCTAGCGTAATTACGCTGTATTTGTTCTGCTATTTTTTTCTTAGTTGTTGACATCTCTTATTTGGTTTGAATCTACTACACTTTCTAATTGCATTATTTCAGCGTCTTTTATAGGAAAACCTAAATAAGTTAATGCTCTGTTTGCTATGTCTGAAAAGGAACGTTTATCCCAGTCTAAATCTACACAAGTACCTCTGTTAACTGTTATAACACCGCTTGATTCTGTGTATCCATAAACACCTTCTTTAGGCTCTTTAAAATACACTAATACAAAGTTGTGAGTTCCAGACGATGGTCTTGGAGCAAACTCTACTTTTTTATCATATATTGTTCCAATAGGTCGGTATTCAGCTGTAGATGTGTTAATTACGGGTGGGGATATAGATGAGCGGTTTCTATCCATAAAAGTATCCCATTTAAGAAGATTACCTTCATATAAATTATTACTACTGTCTTTATAGTAAAAACCGACACCTACAGAATAATCAGAGGGCAATGATGCCACACCATTGTCTGATGTGGCTATTGATATGTCTGTTCTTTTTAAAAATAAATGGTCATAATCAAACTCTTCTGTTTTCTTATAACTTTCAACCAATGAATCAAATAAATCAAACGAAGCCCTGTTTATAGCTCTGTCTATATCTACAGGAGATACAAAACCACCATAATTTTTTTTAATGGTACCTCGTATAAAATCATGTAATTCATCAATCTTAATCGCCATTTATTCTTCTATATACTCTTTAAATGTGTTCATAAAACTTGGAGGTAATTTAATATCTCCAAATTCATCTAATTTAATCTTCTCACTTAGGACCTTAACAGTATCCTCTTGATTAAAAAGCTCGGTCATTTCTTTGTTGAATTTTTCCATGTTTTTTTTAGGAATTTCAACTCTACCCTCTTCCTTTTCTGTACCGTGTTTTTTAAATATTGCTTGTTTCTGAGCCTCTATAGTTTCTGAAACTTTAGCAACACTGTCAGCAAAACGAGCCATTTTATAACCTAATTTTGCACTTACTCCGTGCTCTTCAGCACTTTTATTGAATGACATTAAAGCTAAACCTAGAGCCTGAATGTCTATTACTTTCATTTTTTTATTTTCTAACATAATTTAATTGTTTTAACAAATTTACTCAGAGTATTTGATAAATCCTTGCTATTAAGTATTAACCCTGTTTACTTACCTTCCTTGACGATTGTAGGGTTTTTTATATTGACGATTAGCAGGATGTTTTCCCCTGCTTAAGTTTTTAGAATGTATTCCTTTTCTTTTTACAACTTTTTTTGGTTTGTAAGAAAATGCAGTAAATTTTCTCATTTAATTATTTTTACCCCTAGAACTACCTCCACCTGAAGTAACGGGATTACTGGCTATTGGAGCACCATTACCTCCTGTTGTATTGCTACCATTATTGTTTACTACTGGTGGTGTCCAATTTGGTGTTCTGTTTATATGAATAGCGCCATTTGTGCCTACAGCATTACCATAATATCTGTAATAATTATCATATATATGGTATTGTCTCCATGGGTTATAATAAGGATTATTATATCCTCTTACAAAATCATAACCTACAACGTTATAAATTTTTGTAGGTTGTATGTCTCTCATGGCTATTTTTACAGTATCACCTAGTTCAGTTAGAGCTAATACATGCGTAACTTTAATTTGATTACTTCTGTAAAGTGAATTAGAGCAACTGGAACACATACCTATTAGCATCATCATAACCAATAACGCTAATGTAATTGCCCTACCTTTATCTCTTTGTTCGTCTGTCATTTTTTTACTTTATAACGAGTCAAAAACACATATATCATAATCATAAATAAATTCATAAATAAAAATATAACTAAAGACTCTTCTACCATTTAACTTTATTTGCCCAATAAGCAGCAGACAATTTGCCTTTTTTAATATTTTTAGCATGTCTAGCTTTAAAACTTCTACGTCTAGCATTAGATTTAGCATCTGTTTTTTTACCTGCTGTAGTTACTCCTTGCTGACCGAACCTAATAAGTTTTATTCTGTTGCCCACTTTAGCAACTACAACATGTGATTTTCTAGGATGGTTAGGAGTTCTTTTAGGTTTATTATACCCAGACACACCAGCACGTGCTAAACGCCTGTCTCCTCTTTTCTTTTTTCCAGACATTATTTTTTCTTAATCTTTTTTATTTTATTGTTATGAGTACGAGCAAACTTATGTGTTTTAGTTTCTCTTATTAAAGTACCGTAGTATCTTTTACCACCCCATAACCAACTTACTTTTTTTGTCATATTATTTTATATTTAAAGTGTCTACAATTTCTGTTTCGGAATTTACAACATTATTATTATTTTGCATGTATCCATATTCTCTCATTATAATAGCAAAAACTATTCCTAATATAGCTATACTCATAATAATCCAATGTATATTTTCTTCTACATCAAAATCGTTCCAAATTTTATTAATCATCTTTGAAAGCTTTATTTAACGCTGCCACAGAAAAAACAACAATACAAAATATTAATATAAAAGTATAAAAAGGTTCTTGCACCATTGTTTATTCATTTTTCCATATTATGTAATTACTATTTTGCCAAAACTCGTTTGTGTTTTTAGTATTTACATTTACTGATTCTTTTTGAATTGTAAAACCCGCATCTTCTACGGCATGTTGCAAAGCAAAAAAATCAATATAATTATTTTTTACAAAATTTACTTCGTATGTAACTTCTTCTATATCTACCTCTACGCTTTCTACAAAATATATTTTTTCTAAACTTTTTTGTACACTTAAAGAACACATACTACATGTTAAGCCGTCTACTTTGAATGTAATTGTGTTTAATGCTAACAAAAAAATATAAATAAGATGTATCATCTTTTATAAACTTTGTCTTCTAATTCTTTTATGGATTCTTTATTGTCTAAAATATCTTCTTTTAGTACGTCAGTTGATTTTTCTATTTGTATAATGGTTGACCTAACAAGCTCGTCTTTTAACTGAAACTCCATTTTTTGTACAAATTCTTCACTGCTAAAGTTGTCTATTTTATTATTAAGTTCTTGTATTTCTCCTTGCAAAGTAAACCACATACTCGCTAATGATATTACACCACCAACTAATAACCCGATTGTTTTGAGGTCTAATTTAACTTCTGTGTCTTCGCTTATTTTTGCCATTATTCTTTTAGTTTATTTATGTATTCTTGTATATCGTTTTTTGTTATTGGTAATTTAAAATCTAATCCAGCTTGATAAGTTTTTACTCTTTTATCATCTAACCAGATTAAAATTACAGGAACAGATTTAATTTGACTTTTAAGTTTGTCCCCTTGTTCTTCTAACCAAGCATACTCGTATTTACAACCTCTTAAATTGTCTAAGTCTAATGTGTTTTGTTGATTCCACTTTGCGTTTATTTGAACAACTCTTATTTTTTGACTAGTGCTTACACGTTGACTGTAACCTTCATAACCAAAAAATAAAAACACAATTAATATTAATTTTTTCATCTTTTATACACTTTATCTTCTAGGTCCTTTACTTGTTCTTGTAAATTATCTATTTCTTTTTGTAAAAATTCTATTTTTTGATTTACTATTTTATCTTCTTTTCTTTCAATAACTGGTAACTCTTTAGCTAATTCTATTTCTTGTTGTAAATTACTGTATCCCATAGTACCACTAACTATAAAACCACCGACAATTAAAATGCTTTTAATGTCAAGCTTAAAATCTGGCTTAGAATCTCCATCAATATCTATGCCTACAGTTTTATCTCCTAGTTTTTCTATTTCTTTCATTACTTAAATATATCGTATACGTATTTACCAACTAACCCAAAAACACCTAAACCAATACCTGTTCTCCACTTAGTGGTGTCTTTTCTAAATTCTGTATTTGCTTGAACCTCAGACCATAAACCTTCCTTTGGGTCAAACAAATTATTTTTAATAAAACGCAAGTCGTCTTTTACTTCTTTATGAGCAATATCGTTACTTTGTTTTATTGCTTTAATTTCTATAAATATCTGTTCAACCTGATACTCAATTAACTTCAAGTTATCTTTCTCAGACTTGTTCATTTACTAAACGTCTTTATAATCCTTCCAAGAATCGTTTGCTTTCATTGCAGTATATGCCTGTACAACTGGATTTTTAGCACTTGCTTTTACGTCCATGTCAACAGAACCATTAACGTTACAAATCCATTCGCTTGGATTACTGTCTCTAGCTGCCTTATCTTTATATACAACGCCATGCCAGTTACCACTAGTGCTTTGTACCCACTTAGTTTCCATAACAGCTTGACTTTTTACAGTTCCGTCTTCGTTATATTTAGCAGGTGTTTTTTCACTTGTAACTTGATTGCTACTGCAAGACCAGTTTACACTTGTAACTTTAACATATGCTTTTGCAATGTCAATTCCCTTATAAGAGTATGCTCCTTCTAATGCCATAATTTTAAAATTTATTTATTTAAACAAAAGTAATCTAAAACCATTAAATATCTTTTATTAAGAGGTCAACTATGTTTGTCTATTCAGAGTTACCACGACCACCGCCGCTACCTCCGCCACCTCCACCACCAGAACCAGCAGCTTGACTTACAGCTGTAGACCTTGTAGTAACATCGTTTGCATCTCCTACTCCTCCACCAGTTGTTCCTACATCAAATTTAACCACTATGTTACCACTTCTAGCACTACCACTATTAGCTGCAACACTAAATGTTACAGTTCCATCTCCTGTATCTTTTAAACTACTTCCAAAGTTTCCTGAAGTAATAGTTACCCAACTAGGCTTTGCTGACACGTAAAATGTAGAATATTCTGCGTGTGTAACCGTTATTGTTCCTGCGCTACTGTGAGAACTATTAGAAAACTGACTAAAAGATGCAGGTGTAGTTCCTAACGTAACACTATGTTCATACTTATAAAATGCACCTATATTATGTGGCGCGGCTGTATCAGACTTGTTCTCATTTAAGTTTGTTATGTTTATAGTACCATGAGTACCATCAGATAACTCTGATAATTTTGTATTAGCCGTGTTGCTTGTTCTTCCAAGTTCCGTATTTATTGCGCTCATTGATAACGCCCCTGATGCTGGTAAAGTCATGATTTATAATTTACAAGTGGAACTTTATATATATCTTTTGTGTAGTATTTGTTA